TCTTATATTGCAATTGCAATGACTATTGTATGGACACATTTAATATATAATAACTTTGCAAGAGAGAATAGATTAAAGTTACAAATTAAAAAACAATTTGAACATTACCTAGAACCTAAAATGGTTAAGAAACTACAACAGAATCCTGACTTACTAAAATTAGGTGGTGAAACAAAAGAACTAACATTTTTATTTTGTGATATAAGAGGATTTACACCATTGTCAGAAAAGTATCAAAAGAATCCTGCAGAATTAACAAAAGTAATTAATAGATTTTTAACACCTATGACAGAAATAATTATGAGAAATGGCGGAACAATTGATAAATATATGGGTGATTGTATAATGGCATTTTGGAATGCGCCTATTGACACACCAAAACACAAAGAGTTAGCAATAACTTCAGCACTTGAAATGATGGATAAATTAGATTATTTAAATAATATGAATGGTTTTGGAGATCAAAATAAAATAAATATAGGTATCGGAATCAATACAGGAAAATGTATTGTCGGTAATATGGGTAGTAAACAAAGATTTGACTATTCAGTTATAGGTGATCCTGTAAACTTGGCAAGTAGATTAGAGGGAGTTTCTAAAAACTATGACGCCACATTGGTAGTGGGAGAAGATACCTACCGTGATATATCTACATTATATAACTTTAAACTTTTAGACGAGGTACAAGTAAAAGGTAAATCTAATAAAGTTTCAATATACACAATAGAGAGAGAAAATGGACTACGGAACAATAAATCTAATATTAATCACAGGACTTCTAATTTGGTATAACATATCAATATATAATTGGATAGAACGAGAATTTTAATGCCAGATACAGACATAAGAGTACAACTCGAATCACTTACAAAAGATATAGAAAATATTAATAATATTCAAGGTCGTTTAGATACTGCCATTGATAAATTAACAGATGTATCAACGTCTATTAAATCAATGTTAGCAGTACACGAAGAAAAAATACAAAGACAAGAACAAATAGACGATATTATATTTAAGAAATTAAAAGATAGAGATAGAGAAGTTGACGAAGTTTTTAGAGACCTACAAAGAGAAATGGATCAAGTGGAGAAACGATTATTAAACGAGATTAGGTCTTTACGTAATGATTTAACTGGTAGAGTAGGAGTCCTAGAAAAGTATAGATGGATTATACTAGGTGGATTCATTGCTGTAGGGTGGATATTATCTAAAAACTTCAAATTTATAATGCAAATGATGTCTGGAACAGGTATTTAACTTTTTATCTGTAGGAAAATTCGGCGACAATTTTTTGACTGAAAAAGTCGGTCATATTACGCTTGACTTTTTTAGTGAAATGTAGTATATTTAATACTGCTATGTCAAGTTATATTGATCTAAAATTTATTAATGATGTTTCAAGTAGATTAAGTCAGTTTAAAAAGAAAACTGATTACTTATTCAACTTCAGATGTCCTCATTGTGGAGATTCACAAAAGTCCAAAACAAAGGCGAGAGCATATCTTTATCGTGTAAAAAATGATATGTTTTTTAAATGTCATAATTGTGGACTAGGGCAAAACTTTGCCAACTTTTTAAAATTTGTAGACCCTAAATTATATTCTGAATATGTTTTAGAGAGATACAAAGGATCGGCACCTGCGACACCGACACCAAAGTTTGATTTTAAACCAGTCAAGTTTAAAGATCAAACAATACTAGATGATCTAAAATCTATTTCTGATTTGTCTGAAGATCATCCTGCTAGATTATATTGTATAAAACGAAAGATACCTAAAAAGTATTTTGATATTCTATATCTATGTAATAAGTTTATGACTTTAGTTAACAAAGTAAAACCAAAAACTTACAAAGTTATTAAAGATCATCCTAGACTTATCATACCGTTTTTTGATACAACAGGAAAGTTGTTTGCTTTTCAAGGTCGTGCTTTCGGTAAAGAACAACCAAAGTATCTAACAATTAAACTAGATGAAAACAAACAAAAAATTTACGGTCTGGAACGAGTTAACTTTACAAAAGAGGTTAGAATCGTTGAAGGCCCGATTGATAGTTTATTTATTGATAATTGTCTTGCTGCCGCTGGCGCTGATTTATTTTTAAAAAATAAAATATCTAATGAAAAAGTTTTATACATATTTGATAACGAACCTCGGAATAAAGAGATCGTTGATAGAATGTATAAAGTGATTGAAAATAATTTTAACATTGTTATATGGCCAGATGATATACAACTTAAAGATGTAAACGATATGATTATCAATGGCACAAGTCCTAGTGAAATTGAAAATATTATAAGTAAGAACACATACAGCAAATTATCGGCATTAACAAAATTAACTCATTGGAAAAAGGTTTAAATGGTACAAGAAATTATTAACGTAGTGAAACGAGGCATCCGAGGAAAAGAACCTTTAAACATTGAAAAGATACACGATATGGTAGAGTATGCTGTTGAAGATATATCAGGTGTATCATCTTCACAAGTTGAAATGCAAAGTGGTCTACAATTTTATGATGGAATGTCCACAGATGAAATACAACAAATTTTAATTAAGTCTGCCGCTGATTTAATCTCTTTAGAAAATCCTAACTATCAATACGTTGCTGCTAGACTATTACTTTATAGTTTAAGAAAACAAGTTATAGATAAACTTTGGGATCACCCACACATATACGAACATACTAAAAAATGTATTGAGAAAGGTGTATATGATCCTTCTATATTAGAATCATATGAGAAAAAAGATTTTGATAGAATGGAGAACTGGATTAATCACAATAGAGATTATGATTTTACTTACGCAGGATTAAGACAAGTCATTGACAAATATCTAGTACAAGATAGATCAAGTGGTGAAGTTTTTGAAACACCACAATTTATGTATATGATGATTTCTGCTACACTATTTGCTAAGTATCCTAAAAATAAAAGAATGTCATATGTTAAAAAATACTATGACGCAATATCACAATTTAAAATAAACATACCAACACCAGTAATGGCAGGTGTAAGAACACCTATTAAACAATATGCAAGTTGTGTATTAGTTGATGTTGACGATACTTTACCAAGTATCTTTTCAAGTGATATGGCAATTGGTAGATATGTTGCTCAAAGGGCAGGTATCGGTATCAATGCAGGTAGAATAAGAGGTATCAATAGTAGAATAAGAGGTGGTGAAGTACAACACACAGGTGTTATTCCGTTTCTTAAAAAGTTTGAGTCAACCGTTAAATGTTGTACACAAAACGGTGTAAGAGGTGGTTCTGCTACCGTACACTTTCCTATATGGCACCAAGAAATAGAAGACATTATAGTTTTAAAAAACAATAAAGGTACTGAAGATAATAGAGTTAGAAAATTAGATTACTCTATACAACTATCTAAATTATTTTATGAAAGATTTATTAATGAAGAAGATATAACTTTATTTTCACCACACGAAGTACCTGAATTATATCAAGCGTGGGGTACACCACAATTTGATGAACTATACGAAAAGGCAGAAAGAAAATTATCTGTAACTAAAAAGAAAGTATCAGCACAAGATTTATTTTTTGACATATTAAAAGAAAGAGCAGAAACAGGTCGTATATACATTATGAATATAGATCATTGTAATGACCACTCATCTTTTAAAGATAGAATAACTATGTCAAACTTATGCCAAGAAATTACCCTCCCTACTGATCCCATACAACACATTGATAAAGAAGGTGAAATAGCACTATGTATTTTATCTGCTATCAATGTGGGATTAATAAACAAAAGAGAAGAATTAGAACCTTTATGTGATTTAGCAGTTAGGGCGTTAGATGAAATTATAGATCATCAAAAGTATCCTATAAATGCTGCTGAAATATCTACAAAGGCAAGAAGAAGTTTAGGTATAGGTTATATCGGACTTGCACATTATCTTGCTAAAAAAGGTTATAGATACGACCAGAAAATGGCGTGGAGACAAGTTGATAAACTTACCGAGGCATTTCAGTATTATCTATTAAAAGCAAGTAAAGAAGTTGCACAAGAAAAAGGCAAGTGTGATTACTTTGACAAAACAAAATATTCCGATGGTGTTCTTCCCATAGACACTTACAAGAAAGAGGTGGATGAGATTGTAAATCGTAATCTAACTTATGATTGGGAGTGGTTAAGGAAAGAAATTAAAGAACACGGCCTACGACATAGCACACTCACGGCCCAAATGCCATCAGAATCCTCTAGTGTGGTATCAAATGCTACAAACGGCATTGAACCACCTAGAGATTATTTAAGTGTTAAGAAAAGTAAAAAAGGTCCTTTGAAACAAATAGTACCTGATTATAAAAGATTAAAAAATAATTATAGTTTGTTATGGGATATGAAAGAGAACGAAGGATATATAAATATCGTTGCTGTAATGCAAAAGTATTTTGACCAAGCGATAAGTGGTAATTGGTCATACAATCCTGAAAATTATGAAGACAATCAAGTGCCTGTATCAGTAATGGCACAAGATTTATTGACAACTTATAAATTAGGTTGGAAGACTTCTTATTATCAAAATACTTATGACGCTAAAAAAGATATTGACGAACCAGTACACGGAATTGGTTGGATAGATGAAACAAAAGAACCAGAACAGAAAGAGGAAGACGAGAATTGTGACTCGTGTACAATATAAATGAAATCAGTATTTAACAAAGATAAAAATTTAGACGCAACAAAACAATCAATGTTTTTTGGTCCTGATCTTGCAGTACAAAGATATGATACTATGAAGTATCCTATTTTTGATAAGTTAACTCAACAACAATTAGGATATTTTTGGAGACCTGAAGAAGTATCTTTACAAAAAGATAGAAACGATTACCTAGAATTAAGAGAAGAACAAAAGTTTATCTTCACATCAAACTTAAAGTATCAAACTATGTTAGATAGTGTACAAGGTAGAGGACCTTGTCTAGCATTTTTACCTTTTGTATCTTTACCAGAATTAGAAAGTGCTATTATAACTTGGGACTTTATGGAAACAATTCATAGTAGAAGTTATACATACATTATTAAAAACTTATACTCACAACCAGGTGATGTATTTGATACTATTATAGAAGATGAAAAAATTGAAAAGAGAAGTAAGTCAGTAACTAAAACTTATGATGAACTTATTGAATTAGGATATAAATGGGCAACAGATAAAAAAGTTGATCTATATGAACTAAAGAAAAAATTATATCTTGCAATGGTAACGGTAAATATATTAGAAGGTTTAAGATTCTACGTATCATTTGCTTGTTCATTTGCATTTGGTGAATTAAAAAAACTAGAAGGTTCTGCTAAGATTATATCATTTATTGCTAGAGATGAAAGTCAACACCTTGCAATGTCGCAAAGAATAATTAACAACTGGAAAGATTTTGAAAACGACAAAGATTTTCATAAGATTATAAAAGAAACTGAAAAAGATGTTTATAGAATGTATGATGAGGCAGTACAAGAGGAGAAGCGTTGGGCAACTTACTTGTTCTCTAAAGGTTCTATGATAGGTTTATCAGAAAAACTATTACATAAATTTGTAGAATATACAGCAAATAGAAGAATGAGAGCAATACAATTAACACCTACTTACGACCAAAAAACTAATCCTTTACCTTGGACAGATCATTGGTTAAATAGTAAGGGTACACAAAACGCACCACAAGAAACAGAAATAGAAAGTTATGTAATAGGTGGCATAAAACAAGACGTTAAGAAAGATCAATTTAAAAAATTTAAATTATAAGGAGTTTATATTATGAAAAGTAATAAGATTTTAATAGTAGGTGGTGGAAGTGCAGGTTGGATGACGGCCGCAACTTTGATTAAGGCATTTCCTGATAGAGATATAACCGTTTTAGAATCACCTAACTATCCTACGGTAGGTGTAGGTGAAAGTACAATAGGTAAAGTTAAACAATGGACAAAGTTTTTAGAAATAGACGATAAAGAATTTTTAAAACATACAGACGGTATTATAAAATATAGTATTGGTTTTACAAACTTTAATGGTGTAGATAAAGGTGGTCCTAATCAGGCACAATTTCATTATCCTTTTGGCGAAGTTGTAACTAAAGGTACATTAACAAATTATAATGATTGGTGGATGAAAAAGGCATACAAACCTGAAACACCAGTTTCAGATTATGCAAATTGTTTTGCTCCTGTTATGACATTAGTAAATCAAAATAAAGGTGCAATGGAATTTATGGGTTTTGAAACTGCTAAAGATTCTGCATATCATTTTGACGCTACTAAATTTGGATTATGGTTGAAAGATCATTATTGTTTACCTAGAGGTGTTAAACATATATTAGAAGATGTAAAAACTATTGAACAAGATGAAGACGGTATTGTATCTTTAAATAAAAAACATAAGGCAGATTTATATGTTGATTGTACAGGTTTTAAATCTATGTTATTAGGTGACGCATTGAAAGTACCGTTTCAACCTATTAAAAATTTACCTAATAATAAGGCGTGGGCAACTAGAATACCTTATAGAGATAGAGAAAAAGAATTAAGACCATTTACTAATTGCACAGCATTAGAAAACGGTTGGTCGTGGAACATACCTCTATGGAGTAGAATGGGAACTGGTTATGTTCATAGTGATAAATTTGTAGATAAAGAAACTGCTTTAAAAGAATTTAAAACTCATTTAAAAAATACTTGGGGTGGTAATGTAGAAAATTTAGAATACAGATATATTAATATGAGAACTGGTATACACGAAAGATTATTTGAAAAAAATGTTGTTGCAATAGGTTTATCTGCTGGGTTTATTGAACCATTAGAAAGTAATGGTTTATTTTCAGTACACGAATTTTTGATAGAACTTGTAAGAAATTTAAGAAGAGGTGAAATTACACAATGGGATAGAGATAATCATACCTTTGCTTGTAAAGCAATTTATTCTGGTTTTGAAGAATTTGTAGGATTACATTATGCTATGTCAACAAGAAATGATACGCCATACTGGAAAGCAAATAATAATAAAGTATGGGAAGATAGTTTAAGAGATATGAATCCTAAAATGTTTCTTGGATACTTACAGGCAGCATTGCAAAGAGCAAAGTATTATGAATTTCCTGTTGACCCAATTGAAAAAAAAGGTAATAGTGGTTTACACTTTATAGCAGCTGGTTGCAATTGGGCACCAGATGATTTACCTAATTCAGTATATCGTGCTCATAAGAGTATAAAAGAAATAGCGGAAATTATGAAACCATATATAGCAAGATTAGAAGATCAAAAAAACGCTTGGATAAGTGAAGCGTCAAAACTTCCTAGTTACGAAGAATTTATAAAGACAAACTACTATGATTAAGACAAACAAACATTGTTCCAATTGCAACACTAAATATAGCGTAAGTTGGGACGAAGATAAAAACGACATAGAACCTTGGACTTGTCCTTTCTGTGGATATGAAGTAGAAGATGAGGAAGATAGTGAACACGAAATACCAGAAGAGGCAGACCACGATAGTTGGAATTGATTATAGTTTGACCAGTCCTTGTGTCTGTGTCAATGATGGAGAGAATATTATGTTTTATTATTTAACAAAGAAAAAGAAACACCTAGGCAAAATTGCTGATAATATTATAGGTGAAGAACATAAAGAATACAATACACCAATAGAAAGATTTTCTAATATCTCTAGTTGGGTCATATCTAAATTACCAAAATCAATCAAAGTTTTTATAGAAGGATATTCCTTCGGTTCAAAAGGTCAAGCACTATTTCAAATTGCTGAAAATTGTGGTATATTAAAATATAGATTACAAGAATTAAATATACCTTACGATACTATTGTACCTAGTGTTGTCAAAAAAGGTGCAACAGGTAAAGGTAATGCTGATAAGGATATGATGTATGAAGCATTTTATAAAGAAACTAATATTGATTTGAAAAAATTATTTGATACTGATAAGGTAGGTAACCCTATATCAGACATTGCAGATAGTTATTTTATACAAAAGGTAGGTTATGAAAATAGCAATAGTAACTAGTCTTAATAGAAAACTATACGATTATTACGCACATAGATTTTACAAGACATATAATTGGCCGTTTGATTGTTATATTTACCACGAAGGTTGGATACCTGAAATTGATCCAATGAGAAATATCTTCCATAGAGATATACACGACACAAATCCTACCCTTAAAAAATTTGCAGAAAGAAACGAAAATAGAAATCAGTTTAGTACAATAAGAGGTACTGATAATAGTCAGATAGTATATGGTTTAGATTTTATTAAAGACGCAATAAGATTTAGTTATAAAGTATATGCAAAGACACACTTAATGCTAGAAGGTAATTATGATTATGTATTTTGGATAGACGCAGATGTAGTATTTAAAAGAATGATGACCGAAGAAATAATATTGAGAGATATACTACCTGAAGATAAAACTATTTGTTACCTAGATAGACCTGCCCCACCATTTTATCCTGAATGTGGATTTGTAGGTTATAATCTAACTAATAAACATACACAAAGATTTGTACAAGAATTAAGAAACA